GGTCCATTTTAGTTTAGTCTTGATTTGAATCTGACATCAGCCAATTTTGCAATGGATCTTTACTTGGTCCAGAAGAATGCAATGTGTTAAAGTCTGCTGCATCGGATTCAGTACCGTCATTCACAAAACCAAACGGAGTCATATTCTCCATAATATATGCTTCTTGTTTTTGTGCGAGCAAATGGCGAATGTTGATATTTGTTATGTCGGCAAACATTGGTTGTCGAGTTAAAAAAGCAAAAAGCCAGAGACATGTAGTCAAGTCATCATTGATGTTTGTATCTGATGCAGCATATGAAGCACCCTTTTGCTCAAAAACATTTAATTCCTGAATAATATCGAATGAATTCAAAAGTAATTGATTGCCTTCAACCAATTCTTTTAAACCAGCACACCCAACATTCTTGACTCGTTTGGTTGTTCTTATACCAGGATAACCATTGCCTTCTGTAAGACTTTCCTTCACTGTGAAATAGATGTTTGCATACTCAAACTCATAAAACATAGTGTTAGCAATTTCCTGACCAGCATCATTAATTTCAATCAGACAGTATGCGTCATTGTACTGCTTTACAGTGTTCATAATCATGAACGGATAGGTGGTCAGTCCAATTGTGTTGTCTTTGTACGTAGCTACGACTTGGTACGGTGTAGAGGTGATGTCGAATATGATAAACGCGGAATAGTCTAAATGCTGACCACGCGAGGTATCTACTGTGCATGCGTACGAATGGTCCTTGATTGGCGCTTCATACATCTTCAACGAACCAGAGATAAATTTTGGTTCAAAAAATGGTACCATAGCCATTTTTTCGCCTGAAATCAAAGTTTTACTAGATCCTATAAATTGGACCATAATTTCTTGATTGAATTTAACTTCCCCAAGATTCTTTCGTTGATCATTTAACCATTCTTCATCACGGTCTGGATTTTCGTCCCAAGTAATTCTCACGGGGGAGAAACCATTTCTACCTGCTTCTGCTTCTACCCACATCTTGTAGAACATATTCATGCCCTTAGGTGTAGAAGTTACAAAGATCTTTGTGTTCTGGCCAGATGAAAGTACTGGGAAAACTGATGTTAAGAATTCTTCTGCTATATTATTGGGTACAAACGCAAGCTCATCACAATATACGTGCGTGCACGACGAGCCTCTGATCGCATTCGGACTAGTTGCGGCAGTGAAGATCTTTGAATTATTATCTAACTTAATTGAACCTTTATTCCATTCGACTACACCTTGTTGAATCCAGAACGGAAGATTTTCATAAGAAAACTGGATACGAGAAAGAATTTCTCTGGCCATTGCCGCCTTGTTGGCAAGGATTGCAATATTTTTATCTGTGTTGAATAAAACTACCCAAAGAAAATATGCGGCTGTGCAGATTGTATTGTGAGATAAAATATCATTAGTGAAATATGTATGGTCTTCTGAATCTACAGATAAATCATACATATTTTCATAATTGCCTGTAGATTCAACTGATATTACTCTATGCGGTCCAAATTTAGTTCGGATTAATTTATTATGACTATCTTTCGCATATATTTCATTGCCATTTTCTTCTATTAGAATATGGTTATCTGCACATTTTAGATAGTTTCCATTTTCTAAAATTATATTATAAACTTGGTATTTTATAGTTTTATTGGATGATACTATATCCTTATATCCATCTGGAGTTTCTACTTCCCATTTAGATAAATCTATCTTTTCGACGAATTTCCTAGTTGTAATTTCTGATAACTTTTTCATACTATTTTAAAGATTTAAAGGTAATCTCTGTCAAATTTCTATCTGAAATATATAAATTAGCTTTTTCTATTATTTTAGAAACAGTCACATCGGAAATAATTTCATATCTACCGAATTTTTCAAAAAAACTATTTTTTTCTCTAGATATATTAGATCTAAATTCATTTAGTAATATTTGTTCAATTTGGAATGCATGTCTAATATTATCAACTTTTGTAAATAGATTATGAACTAAATTTGAAACTTTGTTAATACCTGAATATCTTTTTTCAATTTTATCCTTAGAAGTAATACCTATTTTTATATTATTTTCAAAACTTATAATATAAAAATACCCATTAATTTTTAGGTGCTCTGGGTCTTCTGACCATAAAGAAGAAAACCCATAGCATGCTTTTTTAGAATTAATAGATGCTTTTTCTTCTATTGATTTAGAATTTAGTGTATTTTGCCATTTCGTTTGTCTTTCTTTGAATCTTCTTGTCCCTTCTTCTGATCCGTGTTTTTTGATACATTTTTCTAAAGTAAATGTGGTTTGTCTTTCTGATAATAGTTTTTGAGATTCTTCTTTAGAAAATCCTCTAGAAGTATAATATTCTAAAGTTGTATCTGCATTATTATTTTTTCTTCTATTTGCTGCAGCACTTGTTGCTAAAGCCGAAATTCTGCAGGTGGATTCATAATGTATAAAATTTTTACTAAATGGTGATAAAGTACCACCATGATTAAAGAAAGGATTTTTTTCACCTTTCATTCTATCAATATTATTTTTCGATTTTGTGCTTCCATATTGAGTTGTATATTCTTTTATTTTTAGCCCATGAATGTGCGATACATGAGTACTTAAATCGCCTGATCTTAATCCACAAAGAGCACATGAGACATAAGCATCCGCATTCGATCCATCTGGGTATTTCTCAAGATTTTCTGTGATTTTCTTTTTAAGATTTTTTTCTTGCAAGATTTTTTTCTTTTCTGCTATAATTTCTGATGTTATTTGAGATTTTTTAAATTTTTTATTCTCTTTAGTTATTTCCTTACACCCAGTACATCTAGAATTATTAGTTTCAAGATAATCAAAATATTTTCTTGCATTTTACACATTTCATGAAATTCACCCATTTTAATAGTTCGGACTTCACCTGTTTCTTTATTTCTAATATTTATTAATGTATCTTCTTGGCAACATTTGCCATATTGCCGTGGGGCAAGAGCAATTACTTTTCTATTTTCATGATACGCAAGGATAAGCCGTTCTTGATATGAATGCAAAGCAAACGGTACAGTACCGCGGTCCACATGAATAACTTTTACATACTTCTTAATAAAGTAAATAGGATCTTTAGAACATTTGATCCATTCGTCTACCTGTTCGGTAGTAAATGAGATCTCAACCCCAGATGCTTTAAGGTTTTGCTGCCCGTTATAGCACTCTGGTCGTCTGTTAGTAGCCATTATATTTGAGACGGAAGAACTCGAATCATAAATTCTTCAGAAGTTGCATAATTACCTGTACATTCCCATCTAAAAATCCAATCACCAGGTATATTGAGATAGACGGTTGATGTATACTTAAGATTAGATAACTGAGTTATACTACCCGTGGTGACAAGACCGGATGGATCTTTATACTTTAAAGCTACATTAGTTGGTGTAACTATAGTACCATTGACATCCTTAAACTCGGATATGGTTGTTAGATTATTACCAACCATTTTAATTGTTGTTAAATTATTATTCATTGTTTTTACTCATTTTTTATAGAAACCGAGTTGAATTGCAACTGTTTATCCAGCGAAGGATAAAGATTCTTTATACTAGCATAATTATATTTATTGCTATATCGTACACTTGCTAAATCGCCATAAAAGTCTGGTTTATTGATTAATCCGATTCTACTAGAAGTACTTACGTTTGTCTGAACACTTGATAATGCAGCTGTTGAGACTGCGGTTGTGGCAATTAAATCTATCGTAGCAGTTGATTGGATACCGGTTACTGCTACAGCTACAGCTATTTCTTGTGTAATGTTAACAGCATTTATTGTGACTGCAGTTTGCACTCCGGATAGTATAGAATCTATACTCATCGAAGATTCAATTGAATCTACATTGGAAACCGCATGAACACTGGTTAATTTGTATTCAGCAGCAGCAATTGTATTAACTGAATCTGCAACACCTACGACATTTGTACTAGATAGAGAAATTGATATTTTTTGTGAAGCAACAATGGAATCTATTGCTAGTGTAGACTGCACACCAGATACAGTATATTCTGTGCCAGATTTAGCAGTAACTGGATTTGTTATTACTATCGACTGTACACCAGACAGAATAGTTTCTGTAGTAGTTATAGTTGTAAGTGAATTTGTTGTTACTGTTGATTGTACACCAGACAGTCCAACTGCAAAATTCACATTGGTGACGTTTACATTAGCAGTGGATTGTACACCAGATAAGGCAACAGTTGCCGACACTGATAGTATAACTGAGTTTTCACTAACCGATGCCTGTATGCCGGACAGTTGAACTCCTGACGCGGGCGCGATGGCAACTGAATTTACTGAAGTAGTTGTCTGCACACCAGACAGTTCGGCTCCAGAACCGGTTATAGTGAAAACTGAATCTACTGTAGATTCAGTTTGTACACCAGATAGAATTACTGCTATTTCCTGAGCTGAATTAGAAGAATTTACTGAAGTAGTTGTCTGCACACCAGACAGTTCGACCGTGGCCCCAGTTATAGTTCCAACTGAATTTACTGTAGCTGTGGATTGCACACCAGACAGAGTAACAGAAATTTCCTGAGCTGAATTAGAAGAATTTACTGTAGCTGTGGATTGTACACCAGATAAAGCAGATGAGGCATCAACTGTAGAGACGACTGAGTTTGCTATAGCAGTTGTCTGAACACTAGTAACACCGACAATAAAAGTTTGTTGAATTGTCCCAGAATCAGATGTGTTGTTTTGAACATTACCCTGTACTGTAAGTGGATTAGTATCTAGCCCAAGCCAGGTTACTTTTGCACCAACACCTGCAGCTACTGTGGATATAACTGAATTTACAGCTGTGTTTGTTTGTACACCAGTTACGGTAGATGATATGTCAGACATAACGAGTCCTCAAACGTAGTAGCTGTAATACAGCTGTGTTTGTACACCAGTTGTAGCTATAGCCAGATTTATACCAACTGAATTTACTCCGGCTGTTAGGAATGAGAATTCAGGTGGGGATAGATTACCAAGAGCGCCGGTCGCGGCATTGTTAACAAGCGAGATATTAACTGCTTGTGTTGTGGTAATTGATTGGAGATTTGTTGTTGCTAATGTCGAAGACAGGGCAACAGAAAGATCTTGATAAGCCGTTAGAGTTGATACCGTAGCTGTAGAAGCAACAGTTGTCAATCCAACACTTACAGCAGCGGATGATTGTACAGTACCAACTACACCGGTTTGAGTAGCACCTATTAAACCAATACCAAAACAGATAGATGTAGTATTGACTACTAAACTAGAAGAAGTACCGGTCAAAACGACAGATACTTCTGAACTGGAGTTAATAACGCCACCAAATACTACACTACCTAAAGAACTAGATCCAAAGCTCATTTTTTAAAATTCTAGTTCTTTTATATTTTGTCTAGATGATTCCATTGCTAATTCGGAATTCAGATGAGCTTGTGACATCTTTTGTCTATGTTCTTCCGTAGACCATAACAACATCTGTGCTAATCTATTAGATTCTTTTGCTTCTTCTGATCTAGTACCTTGCGGTATGCCAAGTCGTTTTTCTGATTGAAGTTGTCTATATGCTGGATCTTGCCACATTTGTTTAGACTTTTCGGAAATTTTTTAACGGTTTCTTCCGAATTTAAAGTCGCAACAATATTAGGTATCGTTTTAGCTCTATGTTCTTCTGTTGTCCAAATTTCAGACATTTTTGCAGACATATGTTCTGTATGTCCTTCACGAGACCACATAGCTTTTGCTTGTATAGATAACTCCAGTTTCTTTTCGGGAGTAGACATAGTCTTCTTAATAGAAATTGCACGCTGAGCTGTATGTTCAGGTTCGTGTTTCTTACCTTTTAGACTATTAGAAATTCTTTCGGATTTCGTCTTACCATCGAATACGCCAGTGTGACGATCTTTCTTTAGATTGTAATATCTTTTACCAAGTTGATTATTTGGTATAAAAGCTAACCATCGAAACTCTCGTTCATAAAGATCATCTCTGGTCGTCGAAACGGTTTCCAAAATTCTACGCTTAAAATCTTCGGGTCTACGTTTATAAGCATCTCTCATCCACGTAGAAGAACAAATATAGTTATCCGTAGGATAACCCCAGTGGCTTCCTATGTAGAATCTATTGTGTTTTCTATCTAACCAAATATACACAAATCCAGAATCAATAATTTTCTTTTTAGCCATATAAAATACCCCTAATTAAAGAGTTATTTATACGACTATTTAGAAAGTATGTTTTCTAGACTAATCTAAGAAGACCTGTAGATGCGTCGTTTACTGGCATGGTAAGAGTCAACGTACCGGCAGTAATAGTCTGAGCAGTAAAAGTGTGAACCGAAACTGCTTTATTACCCTGTGTGGAATTATAAAGAAGAACAGCATCAAACGATGTAGTTAGCGTTACACCAGAGAACACAATGTTTGCCGATGGAGTAACGAATGCCGTAGTACCAGTAGCGTTAGGTGGTGTAGCAAAAGTTACAGCGACGCCGCCAGCGGTATAACCTGATCCGGATACTTCGTTTGTAACAGAATAAACTGTTGAAGCTGCACCCATTGAAGCAGTTGCAAGATATAATGCTGCTTTGAATGAGTCGGCACCTGTACCTGCTCTTATTACCCCGGTACCAAAGTTGTGGTGTCCAAGAAGTAATTCTTTTTTGAATGATGTTGCCATCGATTGTACATTTGCTATTTTAGGTTCCTCTTTTCTTCTTGATTAATATTTTATAGTGAAGCTTCAGCAGGCATAAAGACACCTTGTTTCAATTGCATCTGTACTTCTCGTTTAACAATTACCCCATCTTTTCGCCATTCTTGCCATTGAGTTGTTTCATTCTCGTTTTCTGTAGTTCCTTCAGTTTTAACAAGAGTTGATTCTTCTACCATACCAAGTGTTGTGAAAATTTCTGCCATAATTATAATTCCTTTTAAGTTGTCTATTAATTAAAAATACTCATCAATTTTTGAGTATCTTTTATTGAATACATCTTTATTTAATGTGTTTAGATTTTTTGAATAGTCCTTGATGAGGACTATTCCGATATTTATGCTCCAGTAGGTCTCTCGGTTGCATATATAGCTTCTGCATAGTATGTAAATGTATCACCATTTGCACAAACTGAAGATGCTGCTCTATTGACCGCGGTTGCACTAAGAAGTATGTTTATATTTAATTAGCCAGCAAAGACATTATGAGATCCGGCATCAATCACGATGTAGTTAAAGTAACACTAATTTGACCAGGGCCAATTAATGCAAGTTCAGGCGCAGTCAGCATGTGTATATATAGAGTATCGGTACCAGTAAGGGCATGAGTTCGTGTCATGATTTCTGTAGCACCCTGAGTTAGTGTAACAGTCAGGGTGCTACCAAAGGTGCTGCTAGCACGATAAGCTAGAGTAGTATTTGCGGTAGGTGTTGCCGATTCTTCCAGCAGCATAGTGCAGCTTGACGCAGAGTTGACGCTGATATACTCCATGGCCGAAGGCAGCAGCTCATTGATGGCTTCGTGCAGGGTTGCTGCACCTGTTGGTGTCCATGCACCTGCGCTGGTAGTAGAGACTGGCTGGACCAGGGTTGGCAGGGTGACGCTTACGCCGTCTGGAATCCAGATGGTTTCTTGAATGGGTTCAAAAAGCGCCCAAGGGTTCAAAATCAGCGGGCTTCCTGTCAGATCA